GCAATATAAGAGTCTAGAAGCGTTGTATTGAGCGCGGTTAAAGTACCTGCAAACGCTTGAGTTTGTAGTTCGTTGTAGATACCACTTCCAATGATGTCACGAATGTATATCTCTTGACTCTCTTTGATAGCATTCTTAAGGAGTTTGTCATCGACATTCTCGTTGATAGGCGTATTGTCTTTCAAATACGTTGTCGAAACGAAGTATACAAAGTTTGTCATTTCTTTCTTCTTACTACTTTAGAAGCCCAAATATGTCTGCACGATGGGCGATGCACGGCAGGTGATGAATCGGGAATAGTATACCAACCACCACGACGCTTCCATACGTCATAACCTAGAAGCGCACTCATAGCGTTGATGTCTTCACGAGAATACACGCGATTAACGCGTACGACGCTACGACAAAACTCACGAGATGTGTCGATGATGATATCGCCTTTTGTGTTTGGTGCTTTCTCGTATTTATAGCGTACGAGTAACTCAGTTTGAATGTCTGCGATTTCTCTCAAGCCATCGTCTGTGATTGTCAAACCACCTTCTGCGGGTTGAATCATTCCCGTCTTATTCAAGTTGTCTATTGCTTGAGACACTTTCAACAAGTCTGCGTCTATGATGTTAACAACTTCGCCTATTGTGATACCCTTGTTTTCTTTGATTGTGTTCAAGATTGCTTTCTCGATGTCACTAGCGAAAGTCATTTTTACTTCTTCAAAGAGAGAAGCATCTTCACCAAATTGAGAGAAGACTTTCAAATCGCGCTCGTCATCCCAACCGAAAGGGTTTGCTTTTGATAAAGCGACTGCTTCTGCACCTGCGATGTTGTCGCCATTTGCGATAGGTGGTAAACCTGCAAGTTGACGCTTCTCGTTGATTGTCATATTTGACAAGACGTTGTTCGCTACCAAAGGACTCAAAGAGTTGATTGCGTCGTTCAAGTTTGATTGAATCTTCACGGTAGAAAGTTCTGGCAATCCCAACTCTTTACGCGCTTCTTCGTTTGATATCAAGTTACGAGTATACAAGTCTAAGTAGTCCAGTCCTAGAGGTGGTTTGTTGATAGTCTCAAGTTTGACGGGAGAGATGAAAGAGAACAAGTAGGTAAGTTGCTCATCCATTTTACCTTGACGCGGTTCTACATACGATTGTTGAAACATCTCGTATGCTTCAATCATTTCGCTTCGACCACCTAGTTGACCTTCTACGCGAACGCCGAACAACATCGGAGAGTTGATTTTGTGACCTACAAAAATCTCTTGTTGAACCGTCTTGTTCAAGATATCGAATTGCTTGTCGAAGTCGCTAGGTTGAATGTTTGATACAATCGACTCTCTTTCGTTCGGGTCGTTATACATCAATATCAAACCACCTGCGTTGTCTGTACCTTGATAAGAGTCTTTGAATCTACGCTTTGCCTTTCTCGCTTCTTCGGGCGTAGGTACACCCTTAAACATTTGTATCAAGGTTTGCGCTGAGAAGCCATTCTTGATAGAGTTCAAATGCCAATTAGAAACTTCTGTGTCAATCTCGATGTACTTCAAAGCACCTACATAGTCGGGCAAAGGGTAAACACCTTGACCGGGTCTATACATCTTGTAGTAGAACAACTGCTTTGACTCGCGAGTGTTCTCGTTGAAAGGGTTGTAGTGAACAATCTTTTCTCTACGATTTGACCAATCTTCGCTATAATAGTAGCAATCGTCTAGACCTACTCGTACATTCTTGAAAGGTAGGTGGTAAAGTTCTGCGATTGCAGTCTTCGCACGATTCCAAATTACTTCGATTGCAAAGCCATTGAACAACTCTAGGTCGTAAGCGATTTTTTGCTTTACTTCTTCAAACGACTCGTATGTGTTGATTGACTTTAGTTTTGCTTCTGCTTTTGCTACGTCTTGTGTGTTCTCACCTACGATAGCAGTTCCTACACCTGCAACATATGACGCTTTTGACGATACAATAGCGTTGTGTTTGGGTGATTTAGAGAACAAGTCTACTAGTAAATCGGGGTACAAGTTGTCATCTCCAAAGTTGTATATGTCTTTCGACTTATTCTCTTTGAATGTCGGTAGTTTATTCTCGTGAAATTGAAGTCTCTCGAAGTTCATTACTAGTAAATAGCGTTTATTCTTTTTTGTCTTTGATAAATAGCATCATAAATCCACCGCCTAAGAATACAGAAACCTCGCTCAATGTCGTCTTCTCAAAGAATACTAGTACGAATGAAGCGATAATCACTCCAATTCCTAGAGCAGTAGTCTTCCAATTCTTGAAGATTCTATCTATCATTTGCCTTGACCTTTATACGGCTTTGCGCTTTTGTGCTTGTTGACGTGCTTAGTGTGTCGACGAAGTTTGTTCTTTGGCTTCGCTCTAAATACACTAGTATTGCTAGTCTTTGCCATCTAGTTTCTCGATTTTTTTAGCGTAGTAACGAATCGCGAACAATCCCGATACAATACCAACAAGAGCCAGAATAAGAGAAAAAAGAGGTTGCCAAGTGGTCGCAAAATGTAGCACCGCAGACGAGCAAGAAATACCCGTAGCGATGTTAGCGATAGTATCATTTTCAAAGTGTTTCATTATTTAACGCTTTCAATTTGTGGCTCTGGCAATTTGCAGTACTCACTCTCTGGGTACTTCTCGCAAAAAGTTTTCAAATACAAATTGTCATCCCCTGAAAAGGTGTGAACGCCCACCGGAGGGGGGAAAACCTCAAACGGGGCAAAACTTGCGGGGGGTTCTGAATAAAACAGAATGTCAACCGCCCATTTGTCGGACTGCTTTGTGCAAACGGGTTTGTCATCTTCCGTTCCCCACTCTAAACAAATGAAGCCAATTTCAACAACTGCGCAATCCTTCCACGATGTTGTGTCGTCGGTGGTTTGTTGTATGTCTTTTTGGAGTGTTGCCCATTCGGTAGGGGTGAACTCGTATTTTCTAAAACTTTTCATTGTGTTAAATTGTCAGGGATTGTAATTGTGCGTTGGTTAAATTGGTAGTCCCTAAAATGTATTCACTCACTTTGCCTATACCAATGTTAGAACCCGCGCCGTCATCTGCGCCAAATCTTGTTAGAGTTCCACTCGAAAAGAAAGTTAACCCCGTGGTTTCTTGTACTTGCGTTCCGTTCACATAACAAACGGCGCGACCTCCGCCCCATCCAATGGCAAATTTAATTTTTTGCGTTAAGGTTATACCGTAGTCGGTAACGAAAATAGTACTTCCCGCTTTGAAAATTCGCGGGGTAACATAGCCCGTTGTTGCATTAAAAGAAAACATAACCCTATTTTGAGTTGTGCCATCGCTTACGCTCATAATTGTAGATTGCGCGCCATAAGAATTGGTCAGCCCTTCAACTTCGCCCGCAATAAAACCTTCAGATTGCCCAATCAACGAACTAATGCCCGTCTTTTGACAAGCATCCGCCACCCTTGTGGCACTTGATGATGTTGTTGGTCCTATATAACTTGTGGCGTAACTTGACGCTTCCAATTGTGCGCCCCATATAAACACTCCATCTGTTCCGTTGCCCGCATATGCCGTTGCGCTACCATCTTGTGAAACTAAAACACGAAATCCAAAAACACCACTTGCGGGAATTGGAACTACCGCGATACACCTAAACCAACCATTGCCTATATTTTCAATGCTAACGGAGGTCATGTCAACATTTGTTGCAACGCCCGTATTTAGGTTAAAATAACATTGTTTTCCCGTTTGCCCATCTTCCCAAAAACGAATAAAATTAATGCCCGATTTTTTCGCAAAAATACTCATTGTGTAATTTTGTGCCGTTACACTTGAAATGGTTGTGCGAAATTGGTGTACTCCGTTTGTTGTGTCTGCAATAATCAAATCCGCGTTTTGCGTTCCGTCGGGACTTGTAGTATTGTTTGCCGATATTGTTGCGTTTGTTTTACTCCAATACGCATTATCAAACTGCTCACTATATTGCGCCAAATTCGTACTCTGTTTCTCCAACAACAAACTCGGACACCCGCCCCCGCCATTTTGGTAGGTTAGGCGTGGAACATTTAATCGGTCGGTTGTGGGGAAATAGGGTTTGGCGGTTGAGCCGATGTTGAGTTGTGCGCCCCAAATGTAAATGGATTTACCAGTTTGTGACAAATCGGGGAAAATGTCACAGTTTGAACTTGTTACACTTAGGGTCAAAGTTCTTGTTACGGTAAATCTTTGCCATTCGGTTGTTACCGTTATGTCTTCAACTGTTGATGGGTATGCGCCCCCATTTTCTTCAATCCTCAATCTCGAACTTACCGTACCCGATGCACATTTTGCGTAAACACTAAATGTAACAGTTTGACCAATTGTGGTTGAAATTTGTTGTCTAATTACAGAAGGTTGACCGCTTGCATTTGTTAAAGTGTCTGCGGTTGTTGTTCCGTTTGGTGCGGATGTAGTATTTGCCGTAATTGTGGCACTATTCAATTTAGACCACGCCGCGTTGCTAAATTCCTCTGAATATGTTGCCAAATTCCAAGGCGTCACCTCAACCAATCCCGCACTATTGATGCGTGTTCCGTTGGATGCACGAGTGAAACTTAAATCGCCGCTTCCGTCGGTTGGAACGGGAGAATATACAACATCTTCTTTGTATCCGCTAGGAATCATCACTAGCGATGCTTGACTCAATAGATTGCTCATAAGTTGTTAAGTTTACGCAATAGACAAGAGATACCTTCGTAGTAGCCACCATCACTTGTGATGCGAGACTTGTACGCTTTTACGATATCCCAACCTTGACCCTTGTATAGACGGCTTCGAGTGCCAATTCCTACGCCTATCATACGATTAGTAACCGATTACAGAGCCAGAAGATATCACAAAACCTGTGATTTTCGATGCGCCACCCGCAGGAAGATACGCACCTTGTTGAAGAGTAACGCCACTCAAACCACGAGTAGAAAGTACGTTTGTACCATCGACAGAGAATGAAGTGAAAACGGTGTCTTCTTGTACGACTAGTGCGCTATATGCTACACTTGTCACGGTTGATGCGCTATGGTATTTGAAACCATCGCCACCCGCCATAATGCTTGTTGAATTGCTCATATATTTTTGCTTAGATTGTAGAGTTTGTTCTTTATACAAATAGCACTTTCTAAATAAGTGACTCTTTTTAGATACGCGTAATAGATTGGTAAATAATCATAGTATCCTTCTTGAGGTACATTGTATTGTTTTGAGTCAAGAGTAGGTACATATGTTTCGTTGATTAATTGTACATCATTTTCTTTTGATACGAGCGTAGGTACATAAGTCTTTGAGTTCGTCGTGACATTATGTTGGTTCATAGAACACCTCCAATAGTTGTACCTCGTTAACTTTAAGAATACCGCTTTCGACTAGTTCGTCTGCAAGATTTGGGTTTGTATTTACTGCGCTAGTTTGAGCGTAGACTTTATACTCGTATTCTCCTGTGTAGAAATCGTAGTCGCTCTCGTCTATTTGAAATTGATTGTATCGTTCTTTGTGAATACTTACATCACTAAGAATGAAATTCGTGATAGTATCGGTCAATCTATGATGAACAGAGAATAAATAAGTAGGATTTGATATCGTTGTTTTTTCACTCAACGTCAAATACCAATACTTCGTTTGATTTTTTTCAATGACTAGCACGTAAATAAATAGCGAGTAGTTTGATATGTAACAAAAAAGGGAGAGCCGAAGCCCTCCCAATTCTGAAAACTAATATGAATCAAGAACAACTACAAATGTACGTTAAATTCCTAACGCAGTCACTACGCTAGATTGTAATTTGTAAGGTGCTTCCGCTTCGATTGCTGACAAAGTCACTTCGTAACCATTTGAATCACCCATAGCAGTACCGCTATTTGCAACCATCGCAGTCACATCGCATCCATACTCGTTACCTACTAACCAATACGCATCGTTGTTGTCACGTACGATTGTGTACGTGCGACCTTGTGCGAGAAGTTTCATCTCGTTGCGCTTAGTAGTAGACAAGCGACGCAATTTGAATGCTACGTCACATTGATTGAAAGTAGTACCATTCTCAACTGACACGTTTGTAGTGTTAGTCATTGAGCCAGTACCCTTTGGCAATTCATAGTCATAAACATCACCACTTACTACGGTGGTTGCAGTAACTTCGCCACTCGCAATAGTGAATTTTGAAGCAGTCCACGAAATCAAGTGGATGCTCTTGATACCTCCGATTGAATCTTTACAATCTAGAGTGAAACCTTGAGTGAGAAGACAAGCCATTGTTTATGTTAGATTAGAGGGTGAAATATACAACTTCGCTAGGGTAAGCAACTTGAACACCATACTTGAAAGTAGTACGGAAACGAACCTCGTCGTTGTCCTCAGAGTACCACAATTTGTATGATTCTTCTTCGTTTGCCAAGTCAGTACCTACAAAGAAGTTGCTCAAAGAACCTGCAACGATTTTGCTAGTACCACTCAAACCACCTACGGCGATTAACTTCATATTTGTGCCGGGGTAAACCATTTCCATCGCTTCACTTGCTTCTACTGCGTAGTGGTACAAGTTAGCGTTCTTCAAGTTTACAAGCATCAATTTGAAAGCATCTACACCGATGAAGCAAACCAAGTCACTCTTAGTAGCAACACGAGCAGGAATGTTGGCGTAAACTTGGTCTAAGATATCGTCGATGTTTGCGCTAGTGATAGAAGTGAAAGTGGTAGGCGCAGAGTTTGCCAATGTTGGAGAAGCACCAGAGATAATCTTGTTGAAACCATCAAAGCGGTTCAAGTTAGGGTTACCGCTAGTAGTGTCACCTTGCCACATAGCAATCTCGATGTTCTCAGCGATTACCGCAGATTTTTCGCTACCGATTTGCTCTTCGAAAGGAATCATAGTAGGAGAACCCGCCATAATTTGAGTTTGCATCCACTTTGCTTCCAAAGTCTTAGGACACAAAGTCTCTTCTACTTTAACTGCACCAACGGTGATGTTACGTTGAGTGAAAGTAGTAGCACCGCTAGGATTGTAACCACAACCATCGGCTTGAAAATAAACGGTAGAAGCCAACAAGTTCAAAGAAGCAGACGACTTAACGCCTACCTGCACTTGACCTGCGCTTTGCAAGGTTGAAGCGGTTTTAGAACCGAACAACGCTTTTACCAACAAGTCAGTTGACTGCTCATTGGTGTAGTTGTTGAGGGAAGATACAACGAATGACATAGTATTTTTTTGTTTTTTATTTGGTTTATTTCTTTAATGCGTTTGCAAATTTCTTCAAGTTCTCGAACTGAGACTCTACTTTGCTAGGAGTGTGAGGTTTCTTGGTAGGTTCGTCGCTGGGCAAGTCAATTACTTTCTCAACCAACTCAACTACTTTAGACATTGCCTCTTTGTGAGATGCTCTCTCGCTTACCAAAGATTCGATAGAAGCAGTCAACTGAGCAATCTTAGACTCAAGAGTTTCTACGACTTCGTTGAAACGAGCAACGGTAGCGAACTCTTCGGCTTCAACTGAGATTTCTACTTCGGGAGTTTCCATCTCTGGCTTAACGATTTCAGTTACAACGCCATCAAGAGTAGTCACAAGAGTGCCGTCTTCGATTTCGTGTGTTGCGTCGGGTGCAGGAATATCGCCCTCAGCAGTTTCTACCATTACGATAGTACCTACTGACAACTCACCCTCCCATTTTACGATAGTACCATCCTTTAACATAGCAGTCTCAAAGGAGATACTTTTTTCTTCTTCAAATCCCAACAAAGTGCGGACTTGTTTTAGAGTTTCTTTTGCGTTCATCATAGTAAAATATATTTTGTTGTTTAGTGTTGCAATTTTATTGACCATCCCATTGAGCAAGAACCCGCTTCAACTCCTCTAGAACTTTCATCTCTTCGTCTACTTCGCTCACGAAATCAAAGACTCCTTCTACTGAGAAACCCTTGAACTCACCTGCTTTGACTTTTGCCCATACATCGTCGTTGTCTATTAAGTAAGACACGAACCACGAACCATCTGCTACGTCTTCGTACCCTTTAGGAGGCATCACACCTCTCTCTCTATCTACGATGTAAGACTCAAACAAAGACACACCTTCTTCGATTGGTGTTTTGTGATGAGCGTTTACACTATCGTACTTGTTTGACCTTGCCCACTTCTTCGCTATCTTAAAAATAGAATCCTTATCAAATACAACATAGTATTCACCACGAATAGCATCGCGTCGATAGATAGGCATATCAGCAACCATAGCAACTCCTGAAACAATTCTTTTTTCTTCATCTTGAATCGCAAACTTTTGAGTGTTGTTAAATGCTTGAAAGTCTCTTTCGACTGCGGGTGCTTCAACAAGCGATACAAAGTCGATGCCAGTTTCTTCGTCAAACTCGTTGATGTCTAGTCGATAGATTGGTAGATTCATACTCATAAATAGCGTTTATTTGACAATAGATACTTTTTTGTTGTTTGACACTCGTTGTTGTGTGCGAGTGATGTCACCCTCAAGTACGTAGACGCGTTGTTGTTGAGTGAGTTGTTCGTTGCCACCTTGTTGCAATAGAGACGAACTTGTTTGAGGTGCGCTCATTTGTGGTACACCACCACCGCTTTGTTGAGTTGCTTGTTGAGAATTGTACTTTGTTGCTTTCAGTTTTGCTACTTGAGCGAGACCAAAAGCACCTGCGATACCTGCTTGAATAAAAGGGTAAGCGGGGACGACTGCCGTGATTGGTGATTCTTGCGCAGTCTTGAACGCGTTTTGCACACCCTCAATAGTAGACATGATAGTCGACGCAATCTTCATCGCCTTAGAGAAATTGAATGCTCTCTTTTGTGACTCTTCGTCTTGACGTGCGAAAGCGTCTGCTAGTTCTGTACTTAAATCAAAGAAACTCTGTGCAAGGTCGATGAGTTCTGCGTTGTTTACTGCAACGAACAATTTGAACTTCTCTGCTTCTGTGTATTGACGTTGATAGGTTTGCTCTGCGAGTTTGACTTTTGTCTTTTCGCCAAACTGAACCTCTTTGACTTCTTTTGCTATACCTTTTTGAACGTCTTTGAGTTGTTTGTCACGAAGTTCTTGACGTTTGTAGTTGTATATGTTCTCAAGGACAAGAAGTGCTTCTTGATTCTCTACATATTGACGACGAGTATTTGCATACCATTGTTGAAGTGCGAGTAAGTCTTTGTCGTTTTCTTCTGCTTGAAGTACTCTTAATTCTTGATTTAAGGTACGAACCTGCTCACGACGCTCTTTCGCTTTTTCGTTTGCTTCTTTTGCTCTATCTGCGTTGTACTTTTTCTCTTCTTCTGCGAGAATAGCAAGAGCATTCTTTGTGTCTAGTACGATTTTGCCCCATTCTTTCTCTGTATTCTTTCCGTAGTTCTTACGCGCTTGAGCAAGTTCATTCTCTAGTTTTTGACGTTGCTTATTGAATGCACCTATTTCGTCTCCTCTTGCTTTTAGAAGTGCAATCTCTCTGTCTAGTTGCTCATTGTTTTTCTCAGTTGCTTTGTTGTATTTCTCCAATGCTCTCTCACTTGCGCTAGTGATACCTACAAAGTCTGTGAATTGTTGTACGAGACCACCGATGAATGAAGCAAAAGTTGACAAGCCGGGAATCAATCCCATAATCGCGTTTTTAATCTTGTCGAAGTTTGCTATGATGAGAGTCAACGCTACACCTAAGACACCAAACGCAAGAGTTGAGATACGCCCTAAAGATTGAAACGCTTGAATCACACCGCCTTTGATGTTCTTTGCGATAGCGGTGAATTGTTGCTGAATTTTGCCAAGTCCTTCTAGACCATCCGCAAGAGCCATCGCCCCTTGAAGTTTGACCATTGTCTTTTGTAGGTCTTCGCTCTCGCTACCAAATAGAGCCATCGCACCTTGCGCCGCTTGAAAGCCACGAGCGACACCTTGAACAATCGTTTGTACTTGTGCGAACTTATCGGGGTTGACTGCTGACACTCGGTCATTGAAGTCTTCCATTCTATCACGAAGCAAAGCCAGTTTCTTTTCTGCTTCTACTGCTTCTGGCGAGAACTCACCAAAGGTGCGAACTGCTTCTTGTGCTTCGATTGTTGCTTGACGAATCTCGCCTTTGAACCCTTTAAGATTCGATTTGACTTCGAGTTCTACCGTTGATTTAATAGCCATATTTTATCCGTTACCTATTACATAAAAATTTGAACCATCGCAAACTATCCACTTCTTCTCGTAGTGGTTTGTGATTGATTCGTCTGTACTTCCATTGATGAGCGCGGTTGTTGCCGTGTCGATTGTGATTTGATGATTCGATGAGAGTTTCAAGAATACCCAATGTTTACCGATTAAACCTGTTGGGTCTGGGAGAGTGACGGTGAAACCTGCTATACTTGAGTCGCAAAGAATCAACCAATCGTTTTTGGTTACGTTGTAGTTTGTTGTCTCTGTGCGAACTGCACCACCACTCAAGAAATTAGGGTACATCTCGTAGTTCCCTACATACAAAGTGTTTGGTTTAGTGATAGCAAAGTCATCACAAACAACCGCCATAGAATTATCTGCACCCTCTAAGAAAGAAGTGTTGACACTCGCAAACGCACTAGAGTTGTCATTGTTTGACGATTGTACAATGTCGTCTCCTACAAATACGCCACTACCGCCGTTTGTTGTACCTACTGAGACTCCCTTGATTCCCGGCTTAAATGGGATATTTCCACCGGGGTAGATATCGCCATAAGTCTCGCCTTGTTGCCCTTGTCCTGTACCTGCACCGATTGTCTTTTGTGTGATTGTAGCAGGTTGTATGAATTGAGCGAGTAAGAACTCACACAAATAGACTGAGTCACCATTCGGGTCGTAGTCTTCTATCTTATTCAAACGCCAGTATTGACCCTCGAAGAAGTAAGCATCGCTAAAAGACAAGTTCAAATAGTCTTTCGTAGTAATGCGAAAATACCCTCTTAGAATCTTTGAGTTCTTCGACGTGATTTCAGTCAAGAAACGATAGTAGTATGTATTGACAAGATTCGCGTTTGTGTACTTATATCCTGCACCTAGACCAATCTCTCGAGGCATACCGAAATTGATGTCGAAAGTAGGGTTCGAGATAGAGTCAAGATGTGTAGTGATTGGAATAGAGAAACGATTTGAGCGATTGAGTCCTACACCTGCGTATTGAGCGTAGAGCATCCAGTTGACACCACTCACCAAACCGCTATAATACATCACACGTAAGTCACCATCTTGAGCGTTTGGTACATACGACAAGACGAAGTTCTTTTGATTGTTGTAAGAGCGTATTTGCGTAGGCGAGAAAACGACCTCAATCTTCTTCTCTTCTTTTACGAATTGATTCTCGACTTGATATGTACGAGAGCCGTACGTCGTTTGATAAGACTCTTGATACAAGACGTTTGCATCGTCTTTGCCCTCTTTGTATTGAAACTTGTATGGGTTTGCTTCTAGTTCTCCCATAGGTACAATCTCGACGCTTTGATAATAGTCTAGTTTTTGTGTCCAATCTACCTGCGCACCATTATAGAAGTCGTCACGAGGTACGATTCTCAACTCTTTAGGGTTGTCTCTATCCGCTTCAATATACAAATTGAACATCTTGACAAACGAGAGTAACAACTCGCTTTGTTTTACTTCGCTATTCAAGAAGACTGAGAAGTCGACGGTCTCACCATAGCCATAAGTATAAGCCGTCAAATTGTTCTCGATGTTAGAACCTATTCCAATGTCTACTTGGAATTGACTATTTGTGAGATTGTATTGATTTGCTTCATCCCATACTTGAACAAGTTTGATTTCTACTACATCGCCATTGAGCAACGTACTAGGTGCAAAATACAAGTCTATGTTGAAAGCAGGTGAGCCAAAATCTACCGTCACGGTTGACGTAGTCTTTTTGATTCCGTTTACGTACAACCCAAAGACTAGCCAGATGTCCTCTTGATAAACGGGCATATATCCCGTAGAGTTGTAGTTGACATCTAAAGAAACATCAAAGACGTAGTTTCCCCCAACAGGTGCAGTGTATTGTCCTGTCGATGTATTGTAGTTACCTCCGTTGTCATAGTTCCCACTCGTTGAGTCGTTTTGAAAAATGATAGTCGACAACAAGTCTAGTGACTGAGTGGTTGTGATACGAGACGCTCTGAATCGACGTGCTTCGAGAGCAGTAGCATCTACCGTCAAAGACGATGACGGTGGTATCACTAAGTGTTTGAATCTTTCGCTATTGAAGAAAGAGTCATTCGTGTAAGTGTACGACGCGTTTGAGAACATCTTGTCAACGATGGTCTTTGCGTACAAGCAAGGTGTGAACTCGTTAGTCTCCCATAGAGAGATATTGCGAGGGTGACCCTTGTCAATCATTGCGTACATATAGCCATCGCCATAAGCAAACGCTTGAGTTGAGCCGTTTTTGTAGATTTGAGTTGCCCACGAATCAATGACATTCCCACTAGAGAGGGTGTGATTGTACTCGCTAAAGTCGAGAGCATTGAGTTTGCGTTCACTTAGTGTGGTGAACAAGTCCGCAGTTTGCCCGTGAAGAGTTACTTCGTACACGATGTGTGTAGAGTCGTCAACACGAATAGACAATAGACGCAAGAACCCTCTCAACTGCTCTATCCCGTCACTATATAAGATGACATCTGCTTTGAGATTGGGGTTGTAATCATACGCAAATTGAACATTCGATTGTATCGTTTGCTCTACTTCAAACAAGTGAGAGAAAATAATGTTGTTTGTCTTTGAGCCGGGAAGTTCAATAGTCTTACTCCATTCGCTTGAGCGAGATTGCGGTTCTCTTATATCTGCGATTGAGCGCGTTATGAGTGTACTTATGTTGTTGTAAGTGTCGAGTTTTCGTTGTACCCAAGAACCACCTAGAGCGATTTCTTTTGAGATACGACAAGACTCGCCTTCTTCAACGCCACTCAAGATACGACTCTCGTAGTTTGCTTCGATTGTCTCAAGCAACGACGCAGGAATCGACACATAAATTTCTATCATTGTCTTTGTCTCTTACTATCAAACGAATATACAACGTCTATTTCTAGATTGAAGACTTTATCTTGTACGTGCTTCTTGACTTCGTAGTTTGAAGTCTCGATGTTGACTGCTACGAGTGTAGTGCCGTCGTACATATACACGACAGGCGAATCAATCAAGTCTTTCAACCATTCGCTTTGTGCTTCTGTAATCCAGTTTGAGAACAATTTGACCCTATGAGTTGAAATTGTGTCGTAATTTCTTGACTTAAAAGATGAAGTTTGATACGCGTATGTAGCACCTAGTGTGTAGGGATTTGCTTTGTACGTCTTGCGTTGAGTGTCGTATGTGTCTCGTCGCACCTTGTTGAATCGGAAAGAATCAAAGCCACCTAGAGAGTTCAAGAAGAACAAGTCTGTTGTCTCGTACTTTGAACACTCATCTACTAACGTCACACGATACGTCTCGCTTAGTGTTGTACCTCCGTTCTTAAGTACAATGTCGTAGTATGTAGCACCGCTTGGGATTGTCAACTGAGACCCGCTAGGAATGCGTACAATCGTTGACGTAGGTAGACTCAAGGTTTGTGTACTTGCGTCGCTATACGTCACGACTGCGCTTGTAGCGGTATTTCTAATTGCGTACAAGAAGTCTTTTTGTGTGCGTTGTATAATCTTTGAGCGAATGGGTGTCAAGAATTTGCCGTCACCATCCATCGTGTATTGACCATTGTAATTTACTAAGTCAATAGCGTTAAGTGATGCGTTCCATACATTGCCAGTTGCACTCGTCAAGTTTGTGTACTCTACGACGCTACCTGTTGCACTTGCGCTATACTCATACCCGAACTCTACCTTGTACGACATTGCACTATTTGTGCAACCACTAGCGAGAGTGTCGTTGATATTGAAGTCGTATGTGACGTAGTTCTCTAAAATGCGAGAGATATTGAAGACACCTTTGTTAGTTGAGCCGTAGTAGATAGGTGCTTTGAGTTTTGCAAGAGTCGTAGTGTTTTGCTTTACTTCACAAATGAACTTGAAATTGTCTTTTGTGTAGATTGCACCGCTTGACTCTGTGATTACGAAGTTCGTATCATTGTAAGCAGGTGCGTTCGCGTTTGGTTGTTGTGTGATTGAGAGTGCCACGTATTAAAATAGCATCGCAACACTCTCGTCTCAAAATGATTATCACAACATCTCGTTAAGAACTGCGATGACGTAAGGTTGAAAACCCTTGTTTGCGCTTTGCTCTAGTCGTTTGTTACGCTCTTGCGTTTGTGCTTTGTAGTATGCTATGGCATTGAAGAACTCAATCAATGGCATCTCTAGGAAGAACTCCCATTTTGTTCTGTCACGATTAGCCATCTTATCGACAAGTTCAAGCCACGAAAAAGGACTTACCTCTACTTTGTCAAGTTGCTCATCTCCTGCTTCAAATAATCGAGGGTAGCGGTCAACAACTGCGGATAGAGTGCCAAGAAAAAAGACGCGTATGAATAAGCAAACGAACAACTCAAAGTCTTGAACGACTCGCATCGTTCCTCAAAGTTGGTCGCTACTTGACCTTTTGGGATTTTCACACGATAGCCAAAGATGTCTACTTCATACGAGAGCATCGCCAGAATCTTGTGTAGGTTCTCAATGATATCGTCTGCTTTGATTTGTTGTAAAGCGATGAAGTGATGACCTTGCATCTCTTGAGCGTTTGTGATAAGGCGATAGCGTTTCTTCATATGCTTGAAAGCGAACATCGGCTTGTCTTGTGGTAACTCATTCAAGAAATTCAACTTCTCTACTTCTTCGAGAATCTTCTTGAGAGACATCTCTTCGACTTCGTCTATGTCTAAGCGATTGACGATAGCGATTTGATGTATACGACGCTCGACTCCTTCAAAGTGATTTATAGAAGCGAGTTCTTGTAGTTGTTCGATTGTTATGTTTTTCCAATTCATTTATGCAAAGTAAAATAATCCCGGTCTATTTTTTGACTTACAATCTAAAGCGAGAGCAAGTGAGCAAACGCAATCGTCGTGTAGTCCACTAGGTGCGCTATATCTCACACCTGTACGAGTGTACTCATACTCGAAAGACTCCATCTCATATCCGATAGGGTCTTCGGGAAAGCGTATCTCGTTGCGTTGTACTGCAAGAACTAGACCTTCGATGAGTTGCTGCTTCGATTGCGATGTGAACTTGAAACCTTGCGCACGAGAACACGCTCTTTGAATCTGTTCTACGACAGGGTCTCCTACGCCAGTAGAGTCGATGTAAGCAGGTGTGTTCTGTACGAGTTGAATGATGCGTTGTTGAGTTTGCCCCCAATCGCTTTGAAAGCGTTCGCAATATGATACGCAATTATTCGCATCGATACCAATTATCACCGTGTAGTCGGTGTACTTTGCTAAGTCAATTCCATACGCTACGACTTGAGAGTTTGTAGTAGGTTGGTAACAAGCACGAATCGAGTCAATACCAAATGGGTTTGATTTATCGTCTGCGGGTTCTGCTAGATACAACTCATCGAACACGTGTTTCGGTAAGTCTCTCTTTGCTTGTTCTACTTCATCGAGTTGAAGTATGCCTTCATTGACTGCGTCGTATGCCGTAATCTTGAAGTACTCGTAGTCTTTCTCTCCTTGCTTTGCGCGTTCACCTAGTTTGTAGAACCAATTCTTTTTCCCTTTGACGTTTCCGATAAGTTTGCATTTGCCTTGTGTAGCCGTAAGAGTAGAACGAAGAGCGAACCAAGACTCTTCTCTCGCTCGTGATGCTTCGTCAAAGACACAAGCATAGACATCGTCACCGTATAGGTTGTCTGGCTTCTCGGCGCTCTTGAACTCTATTCTCGCACCTGTTGGAAGAGTCAACAACAACTTCGACTCATTCGTGATAAAGAAGTTCTTGTCGCTCACCTGCGTCTTCATACGACGATACGCAATTTCTGCTTGTTGGTACACAGGTGCAACCCACCACACACTTTGACCATCTCGCAACTTGAGTGCTTGTTCGAAGAGCCAAATGATGTGTGATGCGGTCTTACCTGTTTTAGTACTCGCCGCCGTGATTGTATACCTCGCTTGTGAGTCGAGTATGTTCTTTTGGTAAGAAGTCAATCTAGGGCGAATGTACTCTATTTGCATATGCTCTCGTAGAACTTAATTCGTTCGATATTCCACAACTTGATATCGTGAAACTTCTTGCAATAAGTAGCGTTTGAAGAACCTAAGTGCGAAGCGTTGCTCATCGCTTGTTTGATTGAGTCGTACCACTCGTCATTCTTTGCGAAGATGACACCACCATTGTCGATGTGGTTCAAGTATGGCTCACAAGCACTCACAACGATAGGCAAGTCATATGCACTCGCTTCGAGAATCTTCAACTCACTCTTGCATGAATTGAACTTTGTTGATTGAAGAGGTGCGATTGCTACGTCGAAGTGTTTATAGACTTCACCGTAAGCGTTTGCGCTAGTGCCTCGTACGACGTGAAACCAATCACCTTTAAACATTGAGCAAATCGAATCCCAGATATCGCTTGGAGTATACCCACACAAGTAGAAGTCGATGAGACCTTCTTCACCTAGACGAGTGATGTCGTCGACGATGAGTTTCAAATCTTCGTGATGTGTGATACCACCAACCCAACCGACTTTGAATTTCTCATTTGCTAGTCGTGAGTGTTTCCATTGTTCGTGTTCGTAGTCTAAGCAATTAGGCAGAACGATTGCGTTCTTGTTGTACTGCTTGACTTGGTCGAGTAGTTGTGGCGTTGTGCAGGTCACACCATCTGCGTAGTGAAGAGCGTCTTTGATTGCGTTCTTGATTCCGTGACGATACGCCCAATAAGCGGGGTTGAATTTAGGCAACACCCAGTAGTCGTCAACGTCTACAACATACGGAGTCTTCGATTGAGCAATCTTCTTCAAGATGTCGTAGTGATGCTTTCCTAGCCAACGATTAAAGACTACAAGGTCGTAGTTCTTAAAGTCGACTAGATTCATCATTGTATCGCTATCTTGAGCAATATCTATTGTAGCGTAGTCGTCGAGTTGTAGACGCATCAAAGGCGTATAAATTCGATGGTAGACTACGCCATTCATTCCGTCTGCTAGTGCTAGTATTCTCATAGTTTCTCAATTTCTTGTTTTACTTCGTGAAGATAATCGTATATCTTATGGTCAGCGAGAAAATAAGCAACCTTAAGCATCTCATCAACTGCAATCAAGGCACAAGCGATGCCTTCGTTTCTTTGTTGCAAACCTACGACGCTAAACTTGTCGACTAGTTCTATGGCTTTCTCTTTTGGTGTCATTCGTTTGGTGCGATTGGTATGGGCATCCAGTACTCTACTTGAATAAGTCGATTCGTGTGTTCATCGACCCACATATCGTCAAGGTATCTAGCGAGTGCTACTTCGCCTTGATACGTCTTCACGAGTTTTATCTCGTCGTCTTGCGGTGGCAAAACATCACTACCTCTCCACGTCTTCTTCATTAGAACTTAGGTTTTGGGATTGAGATTGAGTGAGTCGCTTTTGACTTCTCGTTTGCTACCTTCATACGATTGCAGTTGATACGAACATCTCCGTATTGATTGACGATGAGTTCACCGCTTTCGATAGCGTCTTTAAGTTTCTTGATGTTGATTGATAGGTTGAGTCCGTACTCATTCTCCCATCCGTTTCCGATGTAGGTTGTCATTAGTCTAGTTTAAGTGTTATTTTGATTGGTTCTTCTGTTTTGATTGTAGTCTCTACTTCTTCTTTTGGTTTACCGTGTACTCTCGTGAGTAAAGTCTCAAGCGAGAAGAGAGAGTTCTTGTCGTGTGATTTAAGTAGCGCACCTGCGACGATGCGTTCTAAGATAGTGTAGTCGTTACCCTTGTCAATCTCTGTGAGTTCTTCTCTTGACATTGCGACCATATTCATTAAGGTTTGATTGATGTCGTCTTTTGAATACCCTAGACCCTTGAGTTGAGTGACTAGTTTTTTTGGTCTTCCGTTAGGGTTTGCTTTGTTTCCTACTTGAAATGGCTTCAAGTTTTGGAGTTGTTTTTCAGTTGGCATAGTTCTCGTGTTAATCTCTCGTTATTGACGCTTACTCAAAGCGATTCGATGCTTCTCTTTGAGAAAGTCTTTGTACTGCTTTTGGTCTCCGAACTTCGTGTGACATTCTCTGCACAACGCTTGAAGATTTGTGATGACATCTTTTGTGTTTGACCCTCCCATTCCACGTGCTTCGATATGGTGAATGTCGACGGCAGGTCTCTCACATACTTCACAACCTATGTAGTCGCTTATTGCGTACTCAAAGTAGTCAAGGTATATCTTCGTGTGCTTCTTCATATTTCTAGGTTGTACTCGTTGAGTAGTTGATATAGTTTGTCTCTTGTCTCTTGTAGTGCTTTGTGAGTGTCTTCGCTTTGTGTGTCGGGTGCGTACTTTATCAAACCTCTCAAGTGTTGGTCTAGATGAAACGCAACCATAGCGAACTTGTGACCATTGACTGCGAGTTCAAATTGTTCTCTCTCTTCTGTCAAGTCAAACTCAAGTATTGCTTTCATCTTTTACTCGTTAGTATTATACTCATTCGTCTCATAGATTTCTTTTGCTTTTGAGAAACCTGCGTTGTATGCCATTTGTTGCTCTAGTTTTTCCAACATCGTAAAGTTGAAGATGAGACTCTCTGACATTTCAAAGTCTGGCACTTGTTGACGCACGTGTTCAATAAGTCGTTCCATTGGTGTCTTCATTGCTTGACGTATTTTTGTTCGTAGTATTGTTTTGGTGTGATTTTCAAATCGAGTAAGCCACTTATAGCACCTTCACAATGAGCGTGTTTCATTTGCCACTCTTCAATACGAATTAACTCTTTACACTTCACAATCAATGTCATTGGTATAGTGTCATCGTGCGCCATTAACTCATCGTACATTTGTTGCATTGCCGTTCTCATTGCTCTTTGATATTTGTTGCATTTCGTGAGACATTGCTATGATGAGATTGATTAAATCAACATTATGACTTACTACCTTATTGTCTTCGACTTCGATTGTAATGTCTTTGTATGTTATTCTCACTCTCATAGTTTCTTTCTCCTTCTCTTTGGTTGCTCATCATCTGCGATAGTCGCTCTTTCGATTGCTTGTTGTTTCTCTCTCCATTCTGCTTGTTCTTTGATTGAGTTGAGTTTCTGTTGACAGAATATCAATAGAGAAAAATAACTCTCTACAAAGCAAGTAGAGCAAGAGGGCATAGAACGCCCGTAGAGTGATTGATAAACGCTTCTCAAACGATGCGCTTCTTCTGGGTTCAATGACAACACTTGTGTCTTTTTGTACTCGTTGTATTTCGGTTCTAGACTTACAACGAACTCGATGTCTTCAAAAGTCATATTTTAGTTTCTAATAGTGCAACAATGATAGTAGAGATAGACGCGTAGAGAATACCTACGAGACCGTATTGATAAAAGAAGTAACCAAGACCAATCCAAAACGACATACAAAATGCGCAGTCGAGAGGTTTCATTCTTCGCCAGTTAAAAGGATTACGACCATAGATTAAAGTCTTTAAGTAGTCCGCAGGTTTGCCAAAGTTTACGAGTATGACGCTGAATGACGCGATACCCAAGATTTCTAGATGTGTCATCAATAATGATTTTTGTAGTATAGTTGTGCGAGAATTTGCGCTTTGCTTGAGTGCGCGTTCAAGTCTGTCTCATAGCCGTCGACAAATGCTTTCTTCAATAGTGCTTCTTCTTCTTCTACGAGTCCTTCAAATTGCTTGTGAAGTCTTCTTACTTCTTCTGCTTTCAAAGTGTCGCCACCTTCTTCGTGGATGTTTGCGAGATTCGTCAAAAATCTATCAACGAATTTCATTGGGGTTTGTTTTCTCATATTGTTCTTGTACTAGTTGTTTCATTAATTTAACTACGCGTAAGATTTCTCGTACGCTAATTCCTGTTTTGCGATGCAAAGAACGTGCGCTATTTCCATCGAGCCACATCTTGAATAGTTCTCTCTCGTACCAATGAGATGACTCAATGATGAAGTCGTATGCGCGTATCTTGCTTCTCTCTTCTTCATATTCTTCTTCTTCTACTAGATGGTCTTTGTCGTCACTATGTAGGTGACACTCGTACACATCAACATTGTCGTAAATGCGATTTTGTTGAAATGGGTGACGATTACCATTGATGGCGGTGTGAAGTACCTTGATAGCCCACCATTGTAAGTAACCGTCGTTGTGTAACTTCTCAACATATGCGTCTTCTTTTTCGAGTAGTAGTAGAAAAAAGTATTGATATAGTTCTCTTGCTAGTTCTTTGTTCTTTGAGATGCGAAGACACGTATCGAAAACCCACTTTTGAGTCGTTAGATTTTCGATGATTTGTGACTTCTTCAACGATGCAAATATAGAAAAAGATTTTGTATTTACAAATTATTTTTTCTCAATGCTTACAAAATAGCCGTCTTTCTCATATCTATTCTTCGTACGCAACACATCGCTCTCTTCTTTCAGTATGTGAATCGACGACGATAGATTCTTTGTTGCTATAAGAATCCAATAGTTCGAGAGTTTGTTGATGGGTTTTGGCGAATTGTCTGTCATATTCTATCAAATCTTGTGTTTGACGTACGCTATGTATGATTGTTGAATGGTCGCGATTTATGATTCTACCTATCGACTCAAATGACATACGCAAAGTCTTTCTACAAATGTAGTTAAAAGTGTGACGAGCGTACAAGACGTGTTGTCGTCTGTTGTGAGAATAAATGTCATCGGGTGTGATATCCCATATTTGACAAATGCTTCTCATCACATCTTCCCATTGTGCTTTGTTTCTAGTTATGTCAATCTTTGGTCGCAAGATTTCTCTCTTTAGACTTTGAATCATTTTCTCATAGTTGTTCTTTTGCTCGATTAATAACAAGCGTTGTCTTTTTAATTCTTGTTTTAATAGATGTATTTCTTGATAGTGTGTCATATTTTTTTGTGTTTAGAATCTATAATCATTGGCGTTGTGTATGTCCATTTGACGCGATGATGTAATCTATTTGAAGTAAAACCCATCATTGAAACTTGAATGGAAGATGGATGGTACAAAACGCTATGAAATGATTTTACGTATGTACCACTACCTAAATAAGCGTCAGTCATACCGCCCTTTTGGCTCTGTGTAGCGGCCTGTTCTAATCCTATAAATGGCAACGTCAAAAATAAATGTCCTCTACTTCCTAGAGTTGTATAGGTATTGACATCTTCATTGATTGAGCCAAAAAATTGAAAATACCTATCTACTGAACAGATGAAACTATTCATACATTTCCTCGCATTATGTTTGTAATTGCTTATCATACCACATCCTGCTCCGCCAATAAAGTCACCACCTTGCGCAAATGCAATACTAGTACAAGTTGTAGACTTAAAAAAGTCTAAATAAATTTGAAAATACTTGTCTAGATTCTTAGCGAATCCACTTGTCATATACTTGCCATCGATAAAGCGATATCTGAATGAAGTGTAGTCGTCGTCAAGTTGTATAAAGTATTTTATACCTATTTGTTTTGCAATGTGAAAACAAGCGTTCCTAGCGTGAATTATGACTTTGCGATTGTCAAAATTATTCCCCTCGTCTATTGAGTCAGCCATCGCTTTCTTGTCAAACACTTTTACCATATCGTCGCCATACTTTCGTAAGTAAGTATCAAGTGTTTTGTCTTCATTGTCAACAATTAGATAGATTGAACCTGTATAGCCACACTTTTTAAGTGTCTGCAATGTCTTGACGTTGTCAGGTCTACCGTGAGTCAAAATAAATACCGCAAAATTATTGTCCATATTCTTCAAGATATTGAGTTTTTATTTCGTCACATAGTTTGACGTAGCCGTATTGTATTGCTTTCTCAAAATCTATAATCACTAAAGCAGAGCGTTCCATCAAATGTTGCATCTCTTTACTAGCGTGTGAGTAGTAGTCAGCAATTTTCTCATAGTTAAAAACAAGATGCCTCATTGTTGCATCAATCAAAAACGATTTTTCATCTTCATTCAATGTAGAAGATTCAATTTCTTTAATTAAGCGTTGAGTCTTTGATTTGTCACAAAGTTCAAGTATGTGAGGTTTCCTATTCTTTGGTTCGTAAATAGGTGCTTCAATCTTACTCGTGTACTTTTGTTCTTCTTCATTAGGTGCGTAGTCTGCACCAAATAGATTAATTTGTTTCATATGCGTTCTTTGTATTCTGTTAGTTTGCCTTCAAAGGTTGTTGGTATCGTACAACACTCACCGTTTCTATTCTTTGCTATTATCAACTCGGCTTCTTCAACGTCTGGCTTCTCTTGGTCATAGTATGCAGGTCTAAAAGGAAACATCACAATATCTGCGTCTTGCTCAATCGCACCGCTCTCTCTCAAGTCACTCAACATCGGTCTTTTGTCTGCTCTCTCTTCGCTCTTACGAGACAACTGCGCAAGAACAATGACCGTGATTTTCAATTCTTTTGCCAGTAGTTTAAGCCCTCGTGATATCTCTGCTATCTCTTGCTCACGATTTGCTTTTGTACCTTTGATTAATTGAATGTAGTCAATCACTAGCAAGTCAAGACCTTTGCGAGACTTGTGTAGTTTTGCTTTTGCTTTTATTTGGGCGATAGAAGTATCAACGTCATCGTCTATGTGAAACTCGATAGATTGATTGTTTGCGACGTGTATCACTTTGTCGATTTCATTTTGTTCTAGACGACCATTGCGAATCTTCCAATTCTCGATAGAACCTATCAAAGACAAGTATCGTTTCGCGAGTTGTTCGTTGCTCATCTCAAGAGATAAGAATAGTGCTTTGTAGTTATACTTTGCGAAGTCTTTTGTGAGAGTGAGAGCGATTGCAGTCTTACCCATTCCCGGTCTACCTGCTACTACAATCAAATCACCTTCGTTGTAACCTCCAATGTATTTGTCTAAATATCTCCATCCTGTTTGTTTACCTGTTAGCGCACCACCTTTGAGACTATTGTCAACGATTTGGTCAACGACTTTGTTTGTGACTTTGACGATTGAGTCTGGCTCTTTGTGAGTTGAAAATGTAGTCTCTTCAAGAATGTTTTGAATGTCTTTGACCATCTCGCTCAAGTCTTTTGTCAAGTTCAAATTTGACACTCTATCTACAAGTGTTTTCTTTATGTACTCGTATTCAAGAGTCTTCAAGTGTACTTTGATATTTGACATTCCACTTGCTTCTTGTTGAATACGAATAATCTCAAGAACTTCTACTCGTGTAAAGTACTTTGATAAAGTCACAAGGTCAACAGGTTGATTCTCGTAGTAGAGTTCTGTCATCGCGTCTACAACTCGACGAGATAAATCTTGAGTAAACCAATTCTTATTGATTTGTGGTAAGAAGTGTCTTGCATCATTGTAGAAGAGCAAGTTTGATAGTATCATTTGTTCTAGATTCATAGTGTTGCAAGTTTATGAGTATTTGTTGAGACTTTCAAGTTGTTTGGTTTCCACGTACGAACTGCGCTCTTCCAATCTTTCATTTTGTTTTTACCTATCATCCATCCTTTCGACTCGTAGAAATCAAAGAACTTGTTTGAGACATCGTTCATACCTATTGAATCCATATATTCTCTCAACTCGTCTAGAGTTGGTTTAGTAAAACGATTACTCTTTTTATTATATATATCTTCATTTTCATTTTCATTTTCCATATGTTGTTCATATGATAAAGATGTGTTTTTCATATCTTCTTTCTTTTTACGATTATTTGCTCTTGATTCACTATACTTCTTTCTCTTCTCAAACTCTTCTCTCATACGCAAATTGTAAAATCCTTCTTCGCATTTCTCGAATTTGTCAAAGATATCTTCATCATATGTCTCACATATCTTCAACATATCTTTCTCGCTTAGTACACCTTTTTGATGTTGTATGCAAAGTAGACGAATGTATTTGCCTACTTGTTCATTTGACATCAATGTTGTGCCTGTTAAAAAGTCGCTAGTATAAAATAATACTGCTGGGTCTTTGCTCATTTTTTGTATTAAAAAACCCTCGTACAAATACCGAAGTGCGAGTTCGATACTTGCCGAGGGCAAATGTCTTTGGTTAGTTGTCTCGCACACAACTCTAATACTTTACAAAAGTAGTACTTTGTAGATAAATAGCAAACTATTTTTTCGTTGCGATTGAGTATCTACCAAATCCCTCGGTCTCATCACATACAATGTCGAGACCTTCTTTGTGTCTGAGCGTATGAATAAGCGCGGCGAGTCGAAACGAGCCATACAAATTCAAAGCGTCGATTGGTGTGATTGACTTACCATTCATCAAATGAGTCTTCACTTTCTTGAGTTGCGATTCTTTTTTCATATTTGTCTGTGATTAATTTTTAATTTGTCAAGTCCTTTTGTGTCGTGATACAAAGTTTCAAATACTACATTACGTATACCACTTTGTTTAATAATTTTTGAGCATTGCATACAAGGCGACATCGTGACGTACATAGTTGCATCTTGAGCGTTTATACCTGCTTTTAAGATAGCGTTCATTTCTGCGTGAATGACTTCGTCTTTCGTCACATCGTTCTCTTCGCACTCGTTACAAAATCCACTAGGTGTACCATTGTAACCATAAGCCACGATATTTCTGTCTTTGACTATGATTGCACCCACTTTTGCACGATTGCATCTTGAAAGTTTAGAGACGGTGTGAGCGATGTCCATATACATCACATCGAATTGTTCACTTCTCGTCATCATATTTACCTATGTAAAATCCAAGAACGAACGCTAGTAGAATAAATCCGTACCAAATTGCCATTTGTGTATTTGTCATTGTGTTCTAGTTTTAACTACTTGTACTATTTCATAGAAATTGTCACCGTATACTTCGTAGTATGTGTATAAACCACCCAAAGGAAATAATTGCAAATCCATTGAATAAGATTCTTGTAGTTGAGAGCAGACATCTGAAAGCGTAGGTTCGCTATCAAATACACAAATTATGTCGTTGTCTTCGTTGATAAGAACATAAGACATACCATTCAGTCGATTTGATAAGAACTCAGCAAATATCTTCTTCTCGAATCTACCTACTATTTCTTGATTGTGATACACTCGATACTCGATAGAGCCATTCACATTTGCTTCTACTATTTGTGTATTCATCTTGCTTTGCCTTTATAGAATTTGAAGTCATAGATTGCTTTTGAGAACTCATCAAAATTCGCGATTGGTTCATCTTTCTCGAATTTATAAGGTGTTGCCTCTGGCATCTCACGAAGTCTCTTAGAGTTTCTCTTGATGCAATGGTGGGCATAACCTATCGCAAACGCAACAGGTGTGCCAATGATTAGATAAATGATGTCTAGTGCCATAGTTATATAAATAGTGGGGGCTTTTACACCCCCATTTTTTTTTAGAATTTGTATTGAGTAAAAAGTTCAAATGTCATACCGGGAGTGATTTGCAAATCTCCATTCTCATCTTTGCTCATATAGATATAATTCTTTTGAGTCAACTGTGAGATGTACCCTTTCACTTGCTCTTGAGTTAATTGATTTACAAATTCAATCACTTCATTGAAGTAAGTGAAACATCCACGAGTGTACTTGTAAGATGCGTCTACGATTGCTTTGAGAACTAGAGTTTCGTTTTCGTTTAAGTTGTTGTTGTTTTTCATATCGCTTTGTATTATGATTCAAAACTACACCTTTTTTTTATATATGCAATACACTCGAAAACTTTTTTTTCTATTTATTTTGTTTTATGACAATTCTATGACACTCTTGAGCATATTACCTGCGTAGTATAACTTCTCGTCAATCAAGTCTTTCACGTCGTCAAGTGTTATATTTACTACGTGCAACTTGTGTGAATCTTGAAATCTAGGGTCGTACGAAACAAAGAACGCGTTCTCACAAGCAGACGCAATCATACCCATTTGTACTTGCCAGTAGTACTCGCTATGAAGCGACTTCAAGTCTTCGTTTGTTTTGATTGAGAAGTTGCGAAGATGAACACCGCTATTGAAAGGACATTTTATCTCAACGATAAAGTCATCACCTAACGCATCGGGAGAATATCCACCAAACTCACCGTATTCGATGAAGACGAACGTCTCACCTCCGTAGTAAGTAGCGAGAGTGTTGAAAGGGTCAAACGCTTCGTATGCTTGTTTCTCGTGTTCTTTACCCCAATCAAGAGCGCGACCATAGATTTCGTTTCTTTGGTTCGTGAGAATCTCTGCACCTTTCTCGTAGATAAAAGTCTTCGCGGTCTCGCTCAAGTACTCCGATTTGTTTCTCGGAGTACCCATCAACTTGTGAATTTGTGAAGCGGTAAATCTTGTGCGTCGCAACTCTAACCATTGCTCTTCACTTTGTGTAGTCGTAACCATTCTCAATCATTCATTTGACACTAGACAACAATTTGTAGTCAACTTCACTCAATGTGTACTTTTGAGTAATGTCACTAATCTTACCACCTTTTTGAATGTGTTCTACTGCACGTTGCCAGTTTGGGTGTTTAGGTGTGAGAGTTTCTTTTTGTGGTGTGCGTCCCATTGCTTTCTCTCCATCGTCATCGTCGTCGATGTTAAGACCTAAGATTGCACCTAGAGCGTAGCGTCGTGCGTAAGTGATTGCAGAACCCATCGCTTGAGGGTCGTTTTGTTTTGCGACAGGCATCTTGTACGACGCTTCAATCCATTCACCGCTCTCGCTATGAATTAAGATAGTTGTCAAAGCGTCATCGTCTGGGAGTTGTGCAAACGCAAGACCGCACTCACTCAATGGTTTTTGAATAGTGTCTAAGATGTTCGCTAAAGATGCGTACTTAGATTTGAAAAATGGGTTGTTTGCTTCTTTCGACACTTTGCCGATTGATGCTTGAAACTTGCACAGAGCAAGTCCAATGTTCTTGATTGATTCGCTTTTGTTCATATTAGTTTTCGATTTGTTCAATGATTTCTTTTGCCGTCTTGAATACTTTGACCGCCGTAGGGTGATACACGTCACCTTTCAAATACTTACGAATAGTAGGGAGAGACAAACCTGTTCTCTCGTGGATAGTCTTTTGAAGACCGTGATAGTGTTTGTGTTTTAGTTCTTCTTGAATTTGCTCTATGTTTGTCATACCTCACAAAAGTACAACAATTCTTTCATAATGCAAACAAAAAGAAAATTATTTTATATCTATCGAGAAGATTCTGTTTCCTAGTTTAGTAGCAAGTTCTGTCGAAATGCCGTCTAGAAGTTGTTGATTCCATACGTTGCGTATGAACTTTGTCGGTTTGATACCTCGACGACCTATCGCGATTGCGATTGCTTGTGCTTTGTTGCGTCGTGCAGTAGCGAGGTCTTCATTCTTTGAACCTCGTACTTGTATACCTTTGTCGATGAGCCATTGTTCGATGGCTTGTACGGGTGGGCGTTTGCCACGACGACGACCTCCGTCGACATACTCTGCGTAGTCTTCCATTCCTAGACGCATCGTCAATGATGTAGGCGTTCTAGTAGTCTCAAGAGGTTTGATAGATTGTCTTAACTTACCACTAGCGTTTGAATCGTATGTAAATTTCCCTCTTCGCTTTGGCTTGTCAAGTTCTTCTTGAAGTTGAATCGTTACTTTATTCCAAAAGTTTGCAATTATTTGATTCAACTCGCTATCACCTTTCGTGACGAAAGAGTCTGCGCGTTCTCCTAGCCCGTTCAAAAATTCATCAAAGGTCATTGAGCATCTCGATTAATTGTGGGTGAGGGTAAACATCTATCTTGTCTTTGCGTACTGAGTTATGGGTGAAGACTCCATTCTTCCCACTCAACGCTCTCTTCGTCACTTGCCAAATATCCTCGTTGTAAGTCAAGTCGATTGCGTATTTCTCTCTCCATAACAAGAGCAACTCTTTGACGCTTTCGATTTGCTTCGTTGTGTAGTTCTCGAAGTACTCATATCCTTTGTAAGGTGTGTCAAGTTTGCAAACGTCTTTCACTTCTTTACCGACGTAGTTGTAGTACTTCGTTCCTTTTTTAGTCAAGTACCCCCAATTACACAATTCGATACCGATAGACGACTTATCTAGATTTGTGTATGGTAGACCCAAGAAATGAGACGACTTGAGACCTAAGTGATACGCCCAAAACTTCGAGTCAAACCCTTGCACGATTTGACCATCACGAGAGATAGCGACACAAGTAGCGACTTTGATAGCGTCTGCTTCCCAAAACTTGAAAGTTGAGAGAGCATCTGCGCCACCTGCCGTATGATGCAAGTAGATTTGTTTCTTCGTTGTTTCTTCTGCGTTATAGCCCTTGAACGGAGTTTGCTTGATATTCATTTGTGAGTCGTGTTAAGTACCAATTCGCTTTCTTTAAGTCTTCGAGACGATTCTTTTTCTCGAATCGCCACACATATTTCAAGACGTTGCCTTTGAGATATCCGTAGAACGCTTCTTGTGTCATAGACGCTTTGATTGCTTCTATTGCTTCGACATCTCCTGTCTTATAGTGGTTTGGGTTTATCGCATCTTTTTCCATCGTGACGCAAAAGTATAAAAGTCCTCGTCAATTATCAATGAATGACCGCCATTTAAGAAGAGTTGAGTGTGTTCGTGATACGCGCTAATCGCTACAACTTGACGCAAATCGACAAGACCTTCTTCAAGATATTCGATAATCTCTGGGTCGACTCCCATCTCAAGAAACGCGTTGTCGTTTCTCTCTTCGTGAACGATTAAGACATCTACAATCATAGCGTTTTGTGTGTGTAAGCGTGAATCTTTCTACCTTCATTCTCGTCTCTAACAGGTTTGAGAATAAGCCAACGCCCTCCGATTGGTTTAGGTGACGCACCTCTCTCGACGTGCCATCCTTTAGAGCCGTCTCCATACTCTTCTTTGTACGCACTTGTACGAATCATTAAGATATCGCGTTGTTGTACCGTGTCTTTGTGTGTGAGATACTCTACCGTGTAAGTCAACTCGTAGTCTTCGTGAACGTGTCCCATCCAAATCGCGTCTGCGCCCTCGACGTTGACACTCATACGATTGTGTTGAATAGTGCCTCGTGTAACTGCACCACCGCCACCAAATCCGTGCATATATTTGATAGCGTAACTTATCGTATGTTTCTCGCCAGTACGGAAAGCATAGCGAATCCATCCACCATAGCCACCTACTTGAATTTGTGTATCACACTTGTAGTTAAGAAGAGTGACAAAGCGTTCGATTATGTCTGTCTCTTGACGCTTCAAGATGGCGGTTTCGTGGTTGCCATAACCGATTAACTTGATGAGATGTGCGTAAGGTGCAAACCAATCAACCGCCGTGTTGATAATAGCGTCGAAGTAATTTGCGACGTTATGCTCTTCTCGAATATCGCTCTTCGATTTGCGAGGGTCGTAGGCACCTTGCATCAAACAAAACAAGTCCCCATTTATGAGAATATCGTGATTCCCTTTTAATGCTTCGTCAAGATGTTTCTTGAGTAATGCTCTGTCACATTTAGGATTATCCCAATGTAAGTCAGAGATGAGTAGAACTTTTGTTTCTTCCCACGATTTGTCGATTCGGATGACGTTATTTTTCTTCATACAATAAGACCAAGCACAAAAGCAATAACAGAGAAGACTAAGATTTGTGATTTAAGCGTCTTCTCGTGCGTTCTAAGCGACTCGATTTCGATTTGCTTAGTTTGTATAGTTCGTGCTTGAATTGTGCGAATAGAGTCGATTTGTGCGATTTCGATAGAATCTAGTAAAATCAACTTTTTGTAGTCGAGAACTTTGCGTCTCGCTTTTGCGCCCTCAACGAGATAGTGATTCGCTTGTGAGAGAGTCAATGTGTCGATGCAAATTGATTGCCCTTTTAAGTCCGTCGCTAGTACGAGAAAAAGTGTCAACATACATCGTGTCATACATATAAATAGAATCGCGTAGAATCTGTTTCTTGAATCGCACTTTTTCGATAGTATCTTCATAGTAAGAAATCGTCTCAATGTACATTGGTTCTTTCTCAATCGGTTTGAAATTGAAGAAAGCGTACGCAATGCTACACAGGTACAACGCAACTATTAGCCAAGTAAGGAGTAGAAATCTGGAATTGGATGCCATAACCTGCGACAATGTCTGTTTTTGCGTCATAGAATGGCTCTGCCGTGCTACTCACTATCAACTGAAAATCTTCTAAGTTGTTGTAGTGGTAGTCGATTAGAGACATAATGTCGATAATGATTTGAGCAGTATCGCTCAAGACTTCGATTGTGTTTGACTCGCTCTCGAATACTCTATCGAATACTAAAAGAGCAAAGCGATAGTTCACATATCGCCCGTCACGAGTTGCTAAATCAAAGCCGTCTGGCACTAACCAAACGAGAGGGTAGAACTTCACCTCGTCGACTGCTAGGTTGTATTCTGCGCCAACAGAGAACTTGCCTACCATCTTATGACTTTCGACTTGAGTTCGTATTTTTGCTATGATTTGATTTAGTGTCATTCTTTAAGAATTTGATGAGTTTGGCTTCGTTGTTTTTTTGCCACTTATTATCTCTCGTCGGGCGGGAAGTCATAGTTCCAGAAACAATCGTCATAGTCTGTTGGTAAATAGATACCTCCTACAAAAGTAGTGCTTGATGGGCGAATAGTATCAAAGGTCGAGCCGGGATTCAAAAACAAAGGATAGTCGTTTGTGTATTCTCTCAAGTAATCTCTCAAACGATTGGCGTAGTACTCTGCTTTATCACGATAGCGATTCTCTAAAAGAGTCAACTCGTCTACACTTATTGCACGAGCGTTGTCACTCTCTCTACTTGCTACGCTCTTATTCATCAATTTGAACGTCATAGGAAGCATCGCTTCGCACAAAGTATAGTACTTCAAGCATGGTGCAATATAAGAGTCTAGAAGCGTTGTATTGAGCGCGGTTAAAGTACCTGCAAACGCTTGAGTTTGTAGTTCGTTGTAGATACCACTTCCAATGATGTCACGAATGTATATCTCTTGACTCTCTTTGA